ATTACAGTTTGAAAAATCATTTGTTGATCCATTAAAAATCATACTCGACTGTATTGGTTGGAGTGTTGAAAAAGTTAATTCATTAGAGGACTTCTTTGGATGACAAACTATCTAGTGCCTTTTATAACAGCGATTGCACTATCATCGATAGCTGCATTTTATTCTGTTATTGGTTTAGCACAAATTTTTCCAGGTTCTTTTTGGCCAATCGTCATTATGGGTTCAGTATTAGAAGTAGCAAAATTAGTAACTGCATCTTGGCTATATAATAATTGGAAAGAAACACAAATATTGATGAAGACTTATTTTTTAGTGGCGATTGTATTGCTAATGCTAATTACATCAATGGGCATTTTTGGTTTCTTATCAAAGGCACATATTGATACAAACTTAATGGTTGGTTCTAACCAAGTTAAAATACAAACACTTGACCAAAAAGAACAAATACTAAATAATAAACTCCAATATTTACTCAAAAAGGCTGGTGATGATCCTGAAAAGATTGCACGGTCAACAAATAACCAAATATTACAAACCCAAAAAGAACTCGAAGACATTGTCAACGAGAAACTTCCATTATTATCCGAAGAAAACAAGTTATCAGCAGAAATTGGTCCAATCAAATATGTTGCCGAACTTGTTTATGGATATTCAGACAGAGATATAATCGATAAGGCGGTCAGACTTGTTATACTTATTATTATTTTTGTTTTTGATCCTTTGGCTGTAATGTTACTGGTAGCGGCAAACCAGTCTTACAAACAGGCAAACAACCAAGAACCACTTGACATCATGTACCAAAATGATGTACCATATAAACTAGATAAAAATAGTAAAGTGGTTTCTAAATCGCAAATTACTACAATGAAATTATGAGGTCGTTATAAATGAGCATACTTGAAAAAATTAAAAAGAATTCAACGATTAAAGATAGTGCTATCTTATCTAAATCAAAATTCTTTACAGAAAAAGACAGTGTCCCTACCGAAATACCAATGGTCAATGTGGCACTTTCTGGTCGACTAGATGGTGGTCTAACACCAGGTTTAACAATGTGGGCAGGTCCATCTAAACACTTTAAGACAGCGTTTAGTTTATTGATGGCTAAATCATACATGGACAAGTATAAAGACGCTGTGTTACTCTTTTATGATTCAGAGTTTGGCACACCTGTAAAATACTTTGAGACCTTTGGTATCGACATGGAAAGAGTTTTACATACACCATTGACCAATATCGAAGAACTTAAATTTGATGTAATGGCTCAGTTAGAACAAATTGACCGTGGTGATAAAATTATAATTGTCATTGATTCAATTGGTAATCTGGCATCTAAGAAAGAAGTTGAAGATGCACTTGACGGTAAATCAGTGGCAGATATGTCTCGTGCCAAACAAGTGAAGTCTTTATTCAGAATGATAACACCTCATTTATCACTCAAAGATATTCCAATGGTTGTAGTTAACCACACTTACAAAGAAATTGGAATGTTCCCTAAAGACATTGTTGGTGGTGGAACTGGTTCATACTATTCTGCTGACAACATCTACATTCTTGGTCGTCAACAAGAAAAAGATGGTAAAGAAATATCAGGTTATAACTTTATTATCAATGTTGAAAAGTCCAGATATGTGAGAGAAAAATCTAAAATTCCTATCGCAGTGGCGTGGGAAGGTGGCATACAAAAATACTCCGGTATTGTTGATATTGCCTTAGAGGGTGGTTTCGTTCACAAACCAAGTCCAGGTTGGTATGCGATGGTAGATAAAAAGACCGGTGAAGTTGGTGAGAAGAAACGATTTGCTGATACTCAAACAAAAGAGTTTATGCAACCACTATTAGATAATCCAGAATTCCAAGATTATGTGAAGAAGAAATATGAAATTGCCTACTCTAACATTATGGGAGAGAATCCAGTATTATCTCAGCCTGCTGTTGAAGAAGATGACGAATACATCAACGAGTAAAAGCGTTTACAAAGAAAATGTCGATTGGACATTTGTTAATCCAGATGGCTATGATTTTGAAGATGCACCAGTCACAGCCATTGGTCTTTTAATGGAAGAGTATAAGGGTGTGCTCTACCATTATCACAAAGCGAGGGTGGTCGAGGAAGGTGAAGGCGCTCGACTACAATTTGGTTATACTATATTAAATTCAGGTAAACATGATATAGATGACTTGACAAAAGATGAAGAATTTCATACCATTATGGGTGAAATTTTATCTGATATTATAATGGCACAACAACAAGATGAACAGACTAGAATCAACAATTTTAAAGAATCTAATTTACAATGAAGAATTTACACGAAAGGTTTTACCATTCATAAAACAAGATTACTTTGCGGACAACACTGAAAAGATAGTTTTCCAAGAAATCTTTGACTTCATTCAGAAGTTCAAAAATCCACCAACACACGAAGCTCTTGTAATTAATTTTACAGAGAAAAAAGATTTATCAGAAACACAAGTTGGTGATTCAATTGAATTACTTAAAGAAATCCATCTAGCTAAAGATGAACCAACCGACACAAACTGGTTGATTGGTGAAACTGAAAAGTTTTGCCAAGATAAAGCCATCTATAACGCCATCATGGATTCTGTATCAATCCTAGATAACAAACAACAAGGCAAAACAAAAGGTGAGATACCAAAATTATTGTCTGACGCTCTTGGTGTTTCATTTGATAGTCATGTTGGCCATGATTATACGGAAGATTCGGATACACGATTTGATTCATATCACAAAGTAGAGTCCAAAATTCGTTTTGATTTGGACTTATTCAACAAAATTACCAAAGGCGGTTTGCCAGTTAAAACTTTGAACATTGCTCTTGCTGGTACCGGTGTTGGTAAATCTTTGTTTATGTGTCATATGGCTGCTGGTTGTTTATCACAAGGTCATAATGTTTTGTATATCACATTAGAAATGGCGGAAGAAAAGATTGCTGAAAGAATTGATGCTAATCTACTTGATGTGTCTATGACAGAACTTCACACAATGAGTAAGAAAGATTATAATCGTAAGTTTGAAATGCTTAGAAGTAAAACCCATGGCAAATTAATCATCAAAGAATATCCAACTGCGGCGGCTTCTGCTTTACATTTCAGGTCTTTGATTAATGAACTTGCATTAAAGAAAAAATTTAAACCTGATATTATCTTTATTGACTATCTAAACATATGCACATCAGCAAGGGTAAGACCTGGTTCAAATGTAAATACTTATTCATATATCAAGTCTATTGCTGAAGAGTTAAGAGGCCTGGCAGTTGAGGCGAATGTTCCAATTGTATCAGCAACACAAACAACAAGGTCTGGTTTTACCAATTCGGATCCAGGTCTTGAAGATACCTCAGAATCATTTGGTCTTCCAGCAACCGCTGACTTTATGTTTGCCTTGATATCAAATGAAGAACTTGACAACCTTGGTCAGATTATGATTAAGCAGTTGAAGAACCGCTACAATGACCCAAACTATTACAAACGCTTTGTTGTTGGTATTGATAGAGGTAAAATGAGATTGTATGATGCTGAATCATCTGCTCAGATTGGTCTCGCTGATGCTGGTGACGATGACAAACCAATCAACACATTTGGTGACCGAGAAAACAAATTCAATAAATCATTTGATGATTTTAAAGTATGAAGCTAACTAAAGACCAAGCACTTCATTGTGCCCAATCCTATTCTGATTACTTTGACCGATTTGAACGCATTGATGACTATATTCGTGACCAAAAACTAAACTCATTATCAGATAGACCTTTTGTTCTGCCTGGTATGGGACCAGAAGAAGATTTATTTTCCAATTTTACAATTCATCCACATGATATGGATTTTGAGATTGTAGAATTGCCACAAGAAAATTGGGATATCTATCTCAATATGATTTCATCTCACTCTAATATGACCAGTATTCCCGGTCGTTGTCTAAGATTAGCTGTCTTAGAAAAAAATACAAAGAAGTGGGTTGGGTTTATACGCCTTGGTTCTCCAGTGATTAACATGAAACCAAGAAATGAAATGCTAGGCCAAGTGTTCACCCACACTAAAGAAGGAGCTGCAGCATTTAATAAAACCTCAATGATGGGTTTTGTGATAGTGCCATCACAACCATTTGGTTTTAATTATCTTGGTGGTAAATTACTGGCTGCCATTTGTTGTTCGCATTGGGTTCGTGAAAGGCTAAATGCCAAATATGATATGAATACCTGTTTGTTTGAAACAACAAGTTTATATGGAAGTTCCAAGGCGTCCTCACAATACGATGGTATGAAGCCATATCTTCGTTTCAAAGGTCTAACAGATTCAGACTTTTTACCAATGATGCACGGCAAACCATATGATGACCTTAAATCATATGTTGAAGGGGCTATTGGTGATGAAATTGTTCCGTTAGACGCCTCATCACGCAAACTTAAAATATCAAACAAAATAATATCACTCACCAAAGTTGCACTCAAAGGCGAACCTGAGTATGAAAAGTTTATGAAAACTATTCAGAACGCTTTGAACCTAACTGAAAAGAAAAGATATTATGCTTCAAATTATGGTTTCAGTAACTTTGTTGATGTTGTTACAGGTAAGACTGATAAGTTAATAGAAGACAAAGAGAACTATGATAAACACCATTTAGAAAATATTGTAGAATGGTGGAAGAATAAAGCATCTAACCGATATGATAAGTTAGTAGAAGAACAAAGACTTAGAACTGATATAGAAGTTTGGACTGGCGATAAAGAGCTTGACATAATTCGGTAATTAATGTAGCATAAATACACCATTAAAGTTAAGGAGTTTTTAATTGGCTTCATATGAACCATCAGAAATAACAACAGCTGTTGCGTTACTGTATAGTGATTCAGAATTAAAAAAATATTCTGAAAATGCTTCTCAACTAAAATCTTTAATTATAGATGCAAAAGAGAAGATCAAAAACTCAAAAAAAATAGAGTT